CAGCAAACACTGCTCGCTGCTGATAATACGCAGTCGTCGAAGGGTAGTTCCCAGCCGAAGGAAACGGGTTCCGAGTGATCGGCGGAGTGTCCGTCACGTCCGGTGTGATCCCGTCATCTGTGAACGACAGTTCCTTCGTGTAACCGATGTACCCAAAAACGCCGTTCTTCTTTTTGTAGACGTTGTACTCGCCAGCTCCGGAAACGGTGTTCCATGAAATCACCATGGGCTGCGAACTCGTCACCGTATGGCTCGACCCGATCTCAGCAGTCGGCTCCGACTCTTCAAACGTCTCCGCTTTCACCGACGTCACCTTGTAGTAAGTCGTGGTTCCAGCCGAGTGATCCAACGCAAGCCCGGTCGGAGCCGCAATGCTCGGGGCGTACGTGATCGCGGTCAGCGTCCACGATGTGTCGCCAGTTCGAGCCAGAACGCGCGGCGCATAATTCGGGTGGACAATAGTAATCACATCTCCGGACTGCACATAATTCAGCGTTGCAAGATCCGCAGTGACGTATGGAGTGACGATTTCGTATGGGGACCCCGAAACAGTAAGCTGCACGCCGTTCTTGATGACGCGCATGTACAGGTTTCCAAATTCGAGCACATACGTTTGCGATGCGTTGAACGCAAACCGAATCAGTCGCACCTTTGCTGACGAGGTTTTCACCTCGCAAATGAACTTCGTCCCCGGCCTGTTCGCCACGCCACCATGACGCATGACGATGAAATTCTCGCACGTCTCAAGCCCGGACTGATACTTGGCTTGATCGCTGCGAGCGTACAACGCCGGGGCAATCTCGCCACCAGCAAACGACCTTTGCGATATGCTCGGCATACTAGGTTATGCTGATCCCGCTCGGGAAGATGTTGCTCCAATCGTTCGTGGTCGATCCGCTGGATGTATAGCCACGCGACACCACAAATTCGGTATCCAGATCGTGAATCTGTTCGGATTCATTGAACGCAACACGCAACGCCATATCTCTTTCCATCTGAAACATTTGCAACGCTTGTTTCCGGATGTTGTCCGAAACAGCAAGAGGCATGGCAAGCTCAGCGGCCAAGAGCCACGCAAAGCATGACAGAAACATGGAATCAAACTGCGTCGGATCTTCAATCCGGCGGGTGTACTCGATCCCGGCATCCTTCGCGTTCGTGTAAATCAAACGCCCAGCCGAACCCGATCCGATCTCATACGGTTCCGCGCGCAATTCACGGCGACCGCTTGGAGTCAGGATCTTCCGAACCGTCAGCGCATCTGTGGGATAGCGATAAACGTAATCCCATTCAGCATTCCAAACGGATTCTCCAGACTCAGAAACAAGGGCCAAAGACTGAAACGTCCGAGCAAACGGCCACGGCATTTCCCTAAGCAACCTGTCTCGTGTTTGCGTGTAGAGCACATTGCAAACAATCGCTTCTTGGGAAGATTCGCTTAGGCTGGAAATGAAATTGGAAACTCCAATCCGGGCCAGAGACGTGTTGCAGATTTGAACCTCTGTTTGAGCCATAACGAAAAGAAGAGGGGCGGGTTTCCCCGCCCCCCAAGTTGAACACTAACCAGTCACCACGTCAACGCCCCCGCTTCTTAGGAAGAACAGTTTCATCCACTTCCTCCGATTTTTCATCGGAAACGGGTTGAGTAGGTTCTTCCAAAGATTCCATCCACGTTTTCGAAAACGCGGGTTCTGGAACTTCGAACTCTGCGCCGGGAGGCCGAAGCGACCCACCGAAGAATCCCAAACGAGTAGCGCGAACGCGGATCATGTTTAGGAGATGGTGATCGCGTCAGCGTAGATGCGTTGAGCCTGAACGCCACGCACGAGACCGGCCTTGTAAACGGCCACGGGCGAGGTTCCGCCTTGGGTGTACTGCAAACGCATAAAGCGTTCGTAGTTGCCAAAGGGCAGGCAAACCAGGAGCACGTTTCCGCCAGCAGCAGGCAACGCGATACCACTGTAAGTCGCAATCGCCGTGGGAGACGAAAACGCCTCATTGTCATCGGTCTGAATCACGATGCTTACCGTGGGAGACGTTCCGGTGACACCGGTGACAGTCACTTGCAGATAAACATCTTCGCCAACACCCAAATCACGCGCGGTGTTACCGGTGTAAAATGGGCCATTGTCGATGGTGTCAGTCGATGCGGTTGCAGAAGTTCCAGTGATCGACTGAGCGTCACTGAATAGAATTTGACGATCAAGGATGGGCATAAACTTAGGAGACTGCGGCTTCGTTTTCGAGGATCTGATCCGAGGTTTGAACCGGGATCCCACGGAATTTGGTGATGAGTTTGCCGTCGAAGTTATCGACAGTGATCTGGCTGGATGCCTTGTTCAGCGCTTGGATGTCCAGCATCTGGCGAACCGTGCGGTTCACGTAGAACACTGGCTTCCCAAGACTCAGCGACGGGATGCGATGCACAGCGCGAATCATGAGCTTGGTCAGATCCGCGGCAGAAGATTCCGCCACGAGATTGGACACATCGATGTTCGCGATCCGGACAGCATAACGCCAGTCACGGACTGCGAGACCGCACTTCCACTGCCAGCGGTCCACGTAGGCTTTCATTCGCCCAGTGCCGATGCCAGTGCCAGTCTGGATCAACTGTTCGCCAAGATCCTCATGAACGAGACCAGCTTGGGACCCTTTCGGATAAATCCCGTGCACGGTATTTTCACCCCATGCGATGAGCCAAATCGACGTGTTGTCCGATCCGGAGCCACCGCCTGAAATGACGTTCTGGCCGATGTTCCCGGTCAAAGCGTTGTAACGAGGTGCAAACCCCGTGAACACTTCAGGTTGAGTTGCAGCGTTCCCATAGAACAGCGTTTGAGCCATGGTCTGGTTCATCGCTTCAATGAAGGCGGCGCCTTCACTGAGTCGGAACCCGGCATCATTTCCGTTCAGGGTCGCCAGATCGTAATCGACTTCAGAGATCGCCTCGAACATGGCGCACTGTTCGTCGATTTGTGCGGTCTGCGACTTGGACGGGGTGACACCCTCATTCAGACGACGGGCCGTGATAGTGGGTAGCCCAACGCGTTGAGTCGTGCGGTGACCGGTAGGCAAATTGCCTTCCCGCCACATCATGTCATCAAGGATGGGGTTGGTTTGAGACAGCAGCTCCACGATCGCCGGAATCCGGCCATCAGGGTCCACTCGTTTTGCGACGTCAGCCAACGTGGCGACGTTAGTTGCAATGGTTGCCATTGTTTATTGGGTTTGTGGGTTACTCTTTCTTTGCCATGCCGGGATAAAAAATCTCAGCCATGGTCTTTTCCTTTGAAACAGGGGCGCCGGTTGAAACCATGCGATCCTCTTTCATCGCTTTTCCGATATTCGCAAAGAGCCGAACCAATTCCGGGTGATTCCCGTAACCAGTTTCATTGAGCATCTTCTTGAACTCAGGAGATGCAAACCGGTCTAAAGCAGCCCTTGCACTTGTGACGGTGGAATTGAAGTTCTCGCCACCAAGTTCTTTATCCGCTTTGACTTGTTCACCCCACTGAGCCGTTTGGGTGCTCCACTCTTGCGTTCTCTTGTCAACAAACCCGGACAACAACTGGTTGTCTCGTTCCACCAATTTCTGCGCCGCTTCTGGTGTTAGTCCAAGCTCTTTGGCCAAGCCCTTGAACTGCTCCAAATGGGTATTATCAAACAACGCATTTTCCGGGGCCTTGAGGTCATATTGAACCTCGACCGGCGGAGGCGTCACTTGTGCGCCTGCAACTGGTTCGGTTTGCTGAACCGGAGTTTGAGCCTGTCCTTGTGGTGAAGCCTGCGGATCGGCCAAAATTTGGTCTGCCATAAATATCAGTGATTGTTTGGGTTTCGTCTACTCATTTTCAAGAAAGCGACGACTGCTCCTTCAACATCTGAAGATATTGAGCGGGAGCAACCCTTTGAATTTCAGCCATTAGCTTCAATCCAATGTTGCGAGCGCCTTCGTTGAAAAATGTCTCAGAATTGCCGGTGTAGCTAAGGCGATACACGCCAGCCATTTCCAAGATTCGGTAAACAAACCTGCGCCCCGTCATCTCTCCCATGATCGCGCCAAGATCCTCATCGGCAATTCGTGCGGCACGTTTGGCTTTGCTTTCCTGCTCTGCAACCTGTTGCGGTTCAGCGGCATTCATCAGATTATGACAGAGATACCGAGAACATCTGAAGCTAGAGCGCAAACATCGTCGTTGCCCCATTCAGGCTCGTTCCGAATTGCAGCGCGCGCGTAAAGGTCTGACTCAACCAGCTTAAAGCTGATGATGTTCTCTGTCCCTTGAACTGTCCAAGCCGCTTGGCAATGAACAATCCCGGTTCCTATTTCGATTGTGATCAGTTTCAGTTTCATTGGGTTACTTGCAGTTCCATCGTTTGAGGTCTTAGCCATTAAACCGTCCTCGCGAGTTTTACTTTCACCTGACCAGCCGCAACTGCGGTCGTGTCATTGTCGGCAGCACCTCCGGTGATCGCAATGCCAAGCCCAAGCGCAAACCTGTGCGCTACAACTCCGGGGCTAAGTTCAGCGACACCCGGACGCCCAGAGACAGCAGCGGGAACCGGGATAAGCATCTCAGGTATGTCCGTTCCAACTGTCGGGGCTGTAGCTTTGTTGTAGAGCTTCACAAACGCATCTGTTGCGCCCGTGTTGGTTGCCCAGAATGAATGCACCCCACTCGTTCCAGTTAAGATCAGAGCGCCGTTCGTGGACGCTGTGCTGTTGACGAAATAGGGTGTTGCCGGAGCCGCCGGGGTTCCGCTGTTGGTAACTGCGGTGACCGTTGATACCGTGGTGACAGTCCCAAGCGTTTGGTTTGCAGCAAGCGTCATCGCTGGCATGCTGTTTATCGTCACACTGTTCCCAATGGACGGTCCAACCTGACGGCCAATTGCAACCACAGTTGCATCAAACTGGTCAATCCCAACAAACCCAACCGTGAGCGTCGTGGTGGATGCCGGAGCCGTCGAACCATTTAACACGCGCACTTGAAAAACCAAAGGAATATCCGAATCCGGAATCCCTTCCGTACGGGTTCCACGAGTAATCCAGCCGACACTGTTTGCCGTCGCGTCACTCCATGCGGCTTGACCAGTTTCAACAGTCAACGCCATCACTTCCGGTGACGCAGTTGTGTTGATCGTCAGCGTGGTATCACCTGATCCCCACCCGTTTCTGTACGCATCAAACTTTGCTGCGGTCGCCACAGTGCCATCAAACAACGTCCGATACGCATTCCAGCCAAAGAGCGAACACGTTCCAGATCCGCTGGCAGGCCATCCGGCCACAGTAAACGTCACGTTTTGGCCGGAAACCGACGCGATTGCGTAACGCCCTGGAATCGCCCCAGCTACGCCAGCCACGTTTCCAATCGTGATCGACTGTCCAACGTTCTGAGCAGAAAACGACAAGTCATCTGGAAGACGAACAGTGACACTTGTCGCACTGTTCACAGTCAACGCGAGTCCATCCCCGAGATAATCCACCAACTCAACAAAGAAGTTTTGGTTCACAATGCGCTGCGACAACTGGAGTTTTGCACGCACGTTCAAATCCCCAGTCAACTGCATGCGATAACGCAAAATCGTTTCCGCATTTGCAGTCGTGCCCGTGGTGATCAATCCGTTTCCGCTGGACTGAGAAACAGCCATTCCGGATCCAACCGCAATCGGGTCCCATTCAGTATCCCACCCGGAAGTGATAACTTTAGTGAACGACATACGCAGCAGCTTTGAGTTTGCGGATGCACTCGCTTTGCTCAGATCCTTCAATCTGGCGTAAGGTAATTGTGGCATGGTTAGGAGTTGCTGAGTTGCGTCAGCAGATTCGGGGTGTTCGTGTCGGTTTCGCTCAGGAGTTTCGCCCCCTGAGCCATTTGTTGAAATTGAACCATTCGTTGTTGCGCCTCAGCCGCTTGCTGGCGCGCCGCACGGATCGCATCCACTGTCTCGTCAGACCGGACAATCTTCGGTGGCACACCAGTCATGTCCGCGTATTCGTCGATCGTCTGGTCAATATCCACCTTGTCCATGGCCTGCGGGTACGCCCCGGACACATTGCCCACAAAGCCCAAGAACCGCTCAATAGAGGCCGTGGCGACCATCTTTTGCGCCTGCGCCATGATCGACGTGTAATCCACCTTGAGATCCACGCCTTGAAGTTCCTTTGGCGGGGGCGGAAGCAAATTCCGGCGCGCCATGATCGCAAACGTCCGGTCGATGAGCGGATCCAACAAATCCTCGTTCTGACGCTCCAGAACCGGCCCCAGCATCAACAGTTTTTCCTCGTGCCGCTCGTCAATCTCACGCGCTGTGATTTGACGCCGGTCAGAGTTTGCCAGCATCAGGAAAAGATCCTCGTAGAAGCACCGCTTGATCCGGAATTGCGTGTCCTGAATCAACACCTGCAGCTCCTGCAGTGGCATCCGAATTTCGTGCGCAGGCCGGAACGTCTGCCCTCCCTGCGTCTGGTCCACGTAAGTGATGTCCCCAGGCAACAGGGACGCCTTTTTGTTCATCATCGACGTCGGCGCAACCATTGGCGGGTTCACCATTTTATCGACGCTCTGAATCATCCGCCGTTGCATGGCCTGCAACTGCTGCACATCCCCAAGTGCATCCATGCCCGGCGAGTAACCGTAAACATCCTCGCCAGTCAGCGACCAACGAGGCGCCATCACCGGGAACTCATCAAACCCAGTTTCGTCCAACAACGCATCCGCATCAGATCCGATTTCCCAGTAGCAGGACGAAAAGCGTTTGTACTTCGATTCCAACGCGTTCGGATCGTAATCAGGGTTCGGATGAATCATGTGAGCGACGTTAACCCACGATTCGTAATTGCCTTGATCGTAAAGGTTTCTCGTCGCTTTCGAAACTTTATCCTTCCCAAAACGATCCACCACTTGCCGGACCGTCATCGCCCATTCGCGCTGAAATGTGTCCACCGAATGCCGATGGTTCTGCGCAATGCAATAAGACCCAATCGGAAACGTGTATGCCCGGATCACATCCTCGTCATCCTCAAGAATCGCCATCGCCGCAGTGCCGAAAAGCCCTTCGTCGCAGTACAGAAGCGGCAAAGCGTTGTAAACGTTTGACTTGAGAAACAGCGTGCGCATCCGCCGCGTAACATCGCTCAGCCAGTTTTTGACCGGCCCAAACTCAGAGAGATCCGGGTCAGGTGTCGTCAGCGAAAACCAGGGGCGAGCCGGGGAAGTAAGCCCGGACATCATGCCAGCTTGCAGGTTGCGAATGGCAAGAGTCGCAGTGGAGTCGATGATCTTCTTGTTTTTGCGATCGCCCTTGTTCCGGTCGCTGATCGTGAACCTTGAACGACGAGGCTGGATGTAATCAGCGATGTCGCGCCAATGCGTGATGAACGAATCGCGCTCGTTTTTAAGCGCAACCCGCTGCTTTTCAAGCATTTGCCGTTTGCTGTCCATTACTGCCCAAGAAGAGTTTTCCCAACTCCAGCCATTCCAGCACCAGTGTTTCCACCGCCAGCCATCCCGCCCCCAGTGTTTCCAAGACCCTCAGGACCAGTCAAAATGGTGTCGCTCCGACCAAAAGCAGCAGCGGCTTTTTTCCCCTGCCTTTCAGCGCGTCTCGATGCCATCGCTTCCGCTGTGTCCGTAGGCGTAATGTCTGGAGCGCTAGGGTTTTGCGGGATCTTAGGCTGAGACATCTTTGACGCCGCAACACCCGTTCCAGCGCCTAGCAGTGTGCCGACAATCAGAGTTGTGGTTATTGGGTCACCCATAGTCGTCTTCTGTAAACAGTTTCAGCCTTGACGTAATTTAATCTCCTCAAAAGTGGCGAATAGTCAACAGCTTCTGTCACGTGTTGGTTCACAAATTGCACTCCGTCCTTGACAAGCTGATCGTCACACCATTTGAGGAATTTCAACGCATTGAAGAACTTGCGAAAATCTTGTTTCAAAAACAACACAAGTTGTTCAGCTACAAGGCTTCCATTTTCGCCCCCACCCAAAAGCGCAAAACCATTGTATCCCACTATCATTCCTTCAGATCGCGCGATGTAACATCGAATCCGGTTGCGTTCTTCGAGTTGAAAGCATCCCTCGTGCGGAAACCGCACATTGTATTCTACTGGAACAAGTTCGCGAGCGTGTTCCTCGGCCAATGGTTTTAGTTCATCCAACAACTCATGTGTGTACGGTTCGAGAGCAAATGTAAGTTCTGTCATGCGAAGGGGTCGTATTCGGTGAGCGCTTTTCCGCGATTCTCAGACCATTGCGAGCCCGGCCCGCCTCTCGGCGCAACAGGATGCGCAAACGTCAACGCCAGCGCGTCTGCAAGGTCAGGAGACGGCATCCCGCGGCTTTTGATGTCGTCCTTGGATTCCAGTTCAAATTTCCCGCGCGCATTGGCAAAACTGTACTGCGGCGTACAGAGGTCAGCTTTCAGGTCCACCATGTCAGGGATTGCGCCCCCGGATTTCAACCAGTCGTTCATCGCGGACCACATCTCCGCGCGCTTGTTCGCGAACGTTTCCGATCCTGGGCGGCCCCCAAAGTCCACGCCGATCGGCGAAAACCCAAGTTGCAACAGTCGGTCAATAACGCCCTCTCCCCGTCCGGCATCGACAAACACCGCATCCGGTTGCCAGCTTGAAATGTACTTAGCCACGCGCCCCGCAAGTTCCATGTTCGAGATTTCCGAGAACACGACCGGTTCAAGCGCCACAATGCCCTGCCGCGGGAAAATCACACTCCTGTCTCCCCCGTACCGCGCGACATCCACCCCGAGCACTTTGGGGGCAAATTCGTATTCGGTGAGCGGAAAATGTTTCCCGGCAGCCGCCGCCACCACGTCAAAGTGAATCAGTTGATTTTCCACAGCAGCATTAAAATCGTTCAGCATTTCTTGTCGGAACTGGTTTTCCGTCATGCTCTTGCGCATGGATTCAATCTCTTGAGGTGGCAAAGCGTTTGTGTGATAGCAATCCCAGCTTGCAACGTACCACTCAGGATCTTTCTTGGCCTTGAAATACAACTCGCTCAGAAGGTTGTGCCCTTTCACTGTTCCAATGAACAGCACCCACCCCTTGCGATCCGAGACAGCCGGGCGGATAATCTCGCCCCAAATCTCGGGGCGCATGTCGGCAACCTCATCGAGCACCGCGCCGTCCAGGTAAAGCCCGCGCAATGCGTCCGGGTTGTCCGCCCCATTCAGGTAGATCGTTGCCCCGTTCGGGAACTTCACGGACAGTTCGGCGCTGTTCACTTCCACACCCGGAACCATGCGGGAAAACGCTGTTAAGTATTTCCACGCGATGCGTTTAGCTTGTTTTAGGTAAGGCGCGACGTAGGTAAACTGAGCCAGCTTTTTTCGCGTAGTGAGCGCAGCGTGAATCAGTTGCATCACCGCCATGACGGTTTTCCCGCCCCGACGGTGAACGATTACGACCGAAAATCGTTTGATCCCAGCGTGCACGGCTTTTTGCCATTCGCGGGGACGATACTTGAGGTCGATCACATCCATTCGGCTACTTGCGTTTCGATTTCCCAGCAGCGGATAGTGCGATCGCAACCGCTTGTTTCTGCGGTTTGCCGTGCTTTATCTCACGCCGGATGTTGGCGCTGATCGTTTTTGCGGATGATCCTTTTTTCAGTGGCATAGGTTTTACTCTGTTGATTCGTCTTCGTCGTCCCGCGCCGCCTCTTCGAGCGGATCTTCTGGAGACCGTGCCACGCCAGTCACGACGTTGATCGACACAGGCCCACCATCCGCGCCGGTCACAGCGGACTCAGACGGGATCATTTTCAGGAGGAACTGACTGAAAAGTTTCGGATCAAGCTCGGCGAGCTGGCGCAGATACTCCGGCCCACCAAGTTTCCCGTAAACCTTGAGCACGTCAGCCCGCAACTGAGCCCCAGG